CAAGGCCTCGGTTTAGTCGATAGAATTTATCAACCGAGTAGGCTCCACCGATGGCTATTGATTTGTAGCCATCAAGGTCGTATATCTCACCGTCTTTTGCGAACATCAAATTTGGGTAATCATCCTCTACATATACAATGCCGCCGTTCCATTCCTTTTCCTTATAGGTAGGAATAGTAGCCGGACGCATTTCATGATTGCCGTGGATGCAGAGAATTTTTACACCTCTGTCATTGAGGCGGTACTTGGCTCGTTTATCACCCTTGGAATTGCCGTAGTAATTGAGTCCGGCATCGCCCAGGACAACGATAGTATCATCACCCGTCATTTCAAACTGACGGATGAAATTCAACAGCGGGAGGATGTTCCCGTGAATATCACCTGTATAGTAAACCATAACATTTTCATCTCCTTTCTCTTAATTTTACTAATGCCCAAGAATATAGCAAGGGGTTTAGCGAATTCATAACTGTTATGAATTCACGGGCATCCTCTGTACCGCAAAAAAGTACGGCACAGAGGCGAGGTCACTTTGCCCGTAGGTAAAAATAAAGACCTCTGGGGTATTCACAACGGCGACTTTTAGTAGTAATATTCACTATGGTCATCGTTGCGAATCATCCACTCGTTTTCACGAAGACTGTTCTTGACCGCAATAGCAACTTCAAAAAGTATCCGCTTTTCGCAGCTATTACAATCTGAGAGCAGTTCGGCAAGCTCCGCAGAATACTCGACCCGGTCATTGACCTGGTTGCCATTGAGGAGTTGGTCGACCGTGACACCGAGGACATTTGCAATGCGAACCAGGCTTTCCAGGCTGGCCTTCTTTATGGAGGTCTCAATATGGCTTATGTAGGAAACAGACATATTGGTGTACTCCGCAAGGTCAGCCTGGGACATTTTTCGCATTTTGCGTATCTCTTGGATACGTCTGCCGATGCGTGGATAATTAATCCGTAGCATTTTATATCACCTCCTATCGTGGGCATATTAGCTGACATATTACCCACGATAAAGGTACATATCCAGTCATTTCTCGATACTGTCCGATAAAAGTTTGATAACTTTTCACGGGGGCAAAACTACACCGAGAAATCAGCGTCTTTGTCCGCAAAAGATGGCGAATTTATAACAAATTACAGAAATATTTTTGATTTTAATGACCACGGGGATACAACTATCCCTGTGGTTATTTTTCTTTTTGCTTGTACTGCGGTAAACTGAATACCAGATTCTATTATGGAGTGTTGCCAATGATAAACAGAAAGAACCGCCCCTCTGTCGCAGAGCAGAAGGCAAAAATACGAGAGCGTTATCGAGGAATGGATACCGACAATATGGAGGTCATCCCAGCTCGAAAAGCGCCGGACTTCTATGATGAAGAACCCAAGCGGGTGGCTGTGTATGTTCGTGTTTCAACTGACGATCCAAGACAGACCACCTCTTTTGAAATTCAGAAGAACTACTACGAGGATTTGGTTGAAAAGCACGAGCTTTGGACTCTGGTCGATATTTATGCTGATGAGGGTATTTCCGGCACATCCTTGCAGCACCGAGACGCTTTCAACCAGATGATTGCCGACTGCCGAGCCGGAAAGATTGACCTAATAATCACGAAAAGCGTATCCCGTTTTGCAAGAAACATCCTCGACTGTATTGGTATGGTTCGTGACCTTTCAGCGTTGAACCCGCCGGTCGGTGTTTTCTTTGAGACCGAGCATATTTTTACCCTCAAGGATGATACCGAGATGAGCCTTTCGTTCCAGGCTACGATGGCGCAGGAAGAGTCCCATACAAAGAGCCGTATTATGAACACATCTATTGAGATGCGTTTCAGCCATGGTATTCTGCTAACCCCGGAGCTGTTCGGCTATAAGCACGACGAAGAAGGCAACCTTACAATCAATGAAGAGCAAGCACCGATAGTTCGCTTGGTGTTCTTTATGTATTTATACGGCTATACCTGCCAACAGATAGCAAACACCTTGACCCAACTTGGCATCAAAACGATGCGAGGTAAAGAGGAATGGTCGGCGGGTACGGTTTTGGGAATTCTCCGAAATGAAAGACATTGTGGTGAGGTTTTGACCCGTAAGACTTACACCCCAAACTACCTCAATCACAAAGCAAAAAAGAATATGGGCGACCGAACCCAACATAGATGGCGTGACCACCACGAACCGATTATCTCCCGTGATGATTTCATAGCGGTTCAGCACCTCATCAACAATGCTAAATACGGTAACAAGGGCATTCTGCCGGAACTCCACGTTGTTCCAGATGGTGCCCTAAAAGGCTTTGTTTCGATAAATCCTCGATGGTCTGGCTTTAAAGCTGAAGATTACCTTCTTGCATCGCAAAGTGTTCTCCCCGTGGCTGATGAGGAAGTGGAACTTGAAGAAGCTCCTATTCAAATTACAGCAAACACCGGGGATTTCGATTTGAGAGGCTTTGAGATTGCAAGATCGCAGTTTTTTGATACACAAGACAAGCTCTGTGTTACTTTTTCTGACTCCACCATCTTGTTTAGTACGGCTTGCATTCGCAAATTTAAAAATGCACAGTACATAGAAATGCTGATACACCCATCGGAGCATTTGTTGGCTATTCGAGTCTGCGACCAAAAGCACCGAAACGCAATGAAATGGGCAAAGCTAACAAACGATGGAGAGTACATCCCCCGTGGAATCAGCGGTGCTGCTTTCCTTGGAACTTTGTATCAGCTTTTTGATTGGGATAAGTCATTCAAATACCGCATACGTGGTATCCGCAGACAAAAGGATGATGCTGCGATACTTGTTTTCGACCTCAAGGAAACGGAACTCTTTGTTCCAAAGGACACCGTTGAGGCTGAAACCGAGAACGAGGCAACACCTATCAAACATGGTAGAACAGTTGTCGCATACCCCTCGGCTTGGGCAGATAATTTCGGTAGCAACTATTACATACACGCCCAGGCAAGTGAGATGGCGGCTTTTGCTGGCGAAGACCGATGGCAAGGCGATGGTGAGATTCATCGTATTGCTGCTTTGCCGGACCTTAACGTTACGACCCAAGATGTAGCAGCGGCTCACATCAAAAAAATAATCAAAGATATTCAGGAGGACACGCAACATGGAGATGGAACATCGACTAACGATTGACCCGGTAGCGGCTGCTTTAGGTGGCCACACTCCCGATGAGGAAGCCGAAATCATAACAGACGAGGACTTTTCTTATGACGGATACCAAGTTGTGCGTGGTGAGTTCTTTGCCCATGTGCAGGAGCCGTCCATCACATTTAACAACTGCCGAGTCGCACTTAACACCGCTTGCATCCGCAAGCTGCCGACCGTAGAGTATGTGCAAATACTCGTAAACCCGGAAACGATGAAATTGGCTGTACGCCCTTGTAACGAGGATGATAAGGACTCGTTCCTTTGGTGTACCACCAAGAACGGCAAACGTAAACCGAAGCAGATAACCTGCCGTATGTTCTTTGCTAAAATCGTAAACCTTATGAACTGGAATCCCAACTATCGGTATAAGCTGTTGGGCAAAATCATACGCAGCGGTGACGAATACCTTGTGTTATTTGACCTAACCGCAACACAGACCTATCAGCGTACTCTAAAGGAAGATGGAAAAATCCGCACATCCAGAACCCCAACCTTCCCTGCAGAGTGGCAGGATCAGTTTGGATTGCCCGTTGAGGAACACCAGAAACTGCTGCAAGTGAACATATTTGATGGCTATACTGTCTTTGGGTTACAGGATAAAAAAACAACGGGTGAAGATGGCGTTGAGGCGGATGGTTCATCTTCGCCAGAAGGAGGACTACTATGACAGATAATTCATCTGCAACCATACTGGTTGATTTGTCAAAGGACCGTATCCGCATACATAAGAAAACACTTCACGCATTGGGAGACCCAGAGTGTATTTTGCTTATCGTCAACCCCGGAGAAAAGACTCTGGGGATTATACGTGGACAGTTGGACGATAAGGGCGTACATCGTGTTCGTTATGAGAAGTTGGAACACGGTGTCTGTTACGAGCTATACAGCAAACCCCTGGTTCGTAAGCTCCGAGAGGTTTGCCCCGAATGGAAGGACGGATGCAGTTATCGCCTAAATGGTGAATTCATCCAGGGACAGAGCATCGCACACTTTAATATGAAAGATGCTGTTGCCATCAAGGGGAACCAGGTGATACAGCAATGAGTGACTTACAAGTGCATACATTAAAACTGAATTCTGAATTTCAATTCTTGGTACATCCTCATTCTTTGAGCGAGTCATTGGAGATTGAAAACACTATCCGAAACCAAGGGTGTACAGCTCACCTTAAGGTTTGGAACGGGACACTCCTTTATCATTACGAGCATTATGAGATTTGTACCCGATATAATATTCCTTTTCGCATTGAAAAACTGAAGGTTAAACACTACGAAGAAGCCGTGGCTTGGCTGTGCAAAAAGCAACTGGAACGCACCGATCTGCCGGAAGAAATGCGAAAGTACCTGGTTGGCAAACGTTACCTTATGGAAAAGGTACTCGGCGCTCACAAGTATGCAAACATCAAGCAAACCAACCGAAGGAAAGGTCGCAACCTTATCGTTACCGAGGAAAGCCGTCCCTACGATGAAACAGCAACCCAAACACGAGAACGACTCGGTGCTGAATATCATATGAGCCACGCTACCGTTAGAAAATACGGCATCTTTGCACAGAACATTGATGTTATCCGTGAGTCTTGCCCTGAGTTTGTTCGCCAGGTTTTGATTGGTAAGGTTCGCATAGCACACGAGCATTTGGATGCAATTGTTCATCTGCCACCTTCAGAAATTAAAATAGCTACCGAGAGCTTCCTTTCCGATGACAGCGGAAAAAAGAGTTATTCCCACGCAAGAGAGATATTGAGTAAGAATAGCGTGTCGATTGAGACCAAGGCAACCAGGGGTCCTCGACCTTTGATTCCTGCATCACTACCATCAACAACAGGAGCGATAAAGAATATGCCGGAGTATGACCCGGACGCAGAAATATCGAGCCTTACATACACCGTCCCCTCGTGGGTAAGTTCAATCAACCGAGTTCGGAATGTGTCGGACTTAAGTAAAGTAAGCGGAATAGCAAAGTCCAGGCTCAAAAAGGAATTGATAAACCTTAAGGTCACCGTGGATATTATGCTGAACGCTATGAAGGAGTGATAACAATGGATGAAATGAAAACGATGGATGATTTGAGCTATTTCGTACCCGATGTAAAGTTTGAGCTGATACCGATAAAGAACCTGGTATCGAACCAGAACTATCAGCGTAACCTTTCGGTGTCGCACATCCAACGCACGGTCGATCACTTTGACCTGCACCAAATCAACCCAGTAAAGGTAAGTCGTCGTGAGGGCATTAACTACGTATTTAATGGTCAGCATACCATTGAGATTGTTGCAGCGGTGTCCGGCTCACGTGAGACCCCAGTCTGGTGTATGATTTATGACGATATGGACTACACGCTTGAGGCAGATATTTTTGCAAATCAGCAGAAGTTTGTAAAACCGCTCGTTCCATACGAAATCTTTATGGCAAACTTGGAGGCAGGCAACGATGAGCAGCTCATCATTAAAGACCTGGTTGAGTCATACAATTTGGTAATCGGTTCGACCAAAGGCCCAAGTGCGATCTGCGCCATATCTTCCTTGGAGTTTATTTATAACAAGTATGGATTCCACGTCCTTGACCGCACAATTCGTCTATGCGTTGCCACCTGGGAAGGTGAGGCAAACTCGCTGTCCTCTAATATGCTCAAGGGCATCGCAACACTCATCGTGGTGTATGGGGACAGACTCCGTGACGATCTGTTCAAGGAGAAGGTGGGTTATTTCTCCGCAAGAGATATTGGTAGAACCGCAAAGGAGCGTAAGGCAGGCTCACTCGGTTATGCCGAAGCAATGCTACTGGCTTATAACCGAAAGATGAAATATCCGCTGCCGTGGTCTGATCTATACACCAAGAAAGGTAGAAAACCGCGCCCCGATGATTTGGCTTTACTCGGCTTGGGAGACTCTGCTGTTGTCGATGATGACGATGATGACGGATTCATCCAAGAAGGCTTTGATGATGACGAATAAGATTTTTGTCACAAAACACCCACTTCTGTCGTTGTCTATTATAGCGTAGTTCTAATGCTACTGGCTTGTCTTTTTCCAAAATATCTGCTATAATAGAAAAAATGATACTTTGAGGGTAGGAATATGACTGAAGCAGAAAAGCGTGTTCATAGGTGTTGTTTTACGGGACATCGACCTGAAAAATTGTCCGTGCCGGAGAGAATGGTTATCAAGGGATTAGAAACCGAAATCAAGAAAGCCATTGACGATGGACTGACTGTATTTATAACGGGTATGGCACCCGGTGCTGATACTTGGGCAGCGGAGATTATTCTTAAGCTCCGTGACAAGAAAAAACTACCCATCAAGCTCATTGCTGCATCACCCCACGAGGGTTTTGAAAAGCGGTTTGATGAGGCTTGGCAAAAGCAGTATCACGCTATCTTGGAGGCTGCCGACTTTGTTAAGTTCGTCTGTCCCCATTACCACAGAGGTTGCTACCAGGTTCGCAATGAGTGGATGGTTGACCATTCCGCTCGTGTTATTGCCGTTTGGAACGGACAGAAAAGCGGCACCAAGAACACCATAGACTATGCGAATAGAGTCGGTGTTCCCGTGGTAAATGTCTTATAACCCACCCATAGAACGAAAAAAGCTCGGAGGCTTTGGTGCTTCCGAGCCTTTATTTTTGTAGGGGTTTATGCTGTAATATCAAGGCCAATTCTGAAGTGAAATACCATTCTGCCATCAGCGTAAATGGTAACGTTGTCAATCACCAATGCCCACAACTTTTCATCAAAGGCAGTTGGGGGTTCATCGTATTCCATTAGTTCAAACATAAATGCTCCAAATGCATCGGCCTGGTCATTCCGGCGTTGTTTTTCTTCGTTCAATGCCGTGAGCTTCTTTTGTGCGGTTTCATAACGCTTAACCAGGCTGTCATACTTTCGGTTATACTCATCTTGGTCTTGAGCAGCCTTTGAGTTCTCGTTAATGGCTTTTCGTACCAGTTCAGATATAACCTCAATCTCACCCATAACCTCTGCAATTTCAGTTTCAATAGCCGAGCAGTCGGTCAAGGTTTGTTGCATCAATCGGCAGTTCTCAAGCATCTCGTCTCGCTGATCACATACTTGGGAGTATGCTGCGAGGAATCGAGCCTTTAACTCTTCTTCGGTAACGTTGGGAGTTTGGCAATGGTGTCCTTTCTGGAATTTATGATTGCATTGCCATATAACCTTGCGGTATTTGCTGTTTGAGTGCCATACCTTTGCACCGAACATCGTACCGCAATCACCACAAATTACACGGGTGGCAAATACTGTGTTGCCACTATACTTTTTACCCATTCCTTTTCTGCGTTTTATTTCCGCTTGAACCATATCAAACTCACGAGGGTCAATGATGGGTTCGTGGCTATGCTCAATGTAGTACTGGGGAACTTCGCCCTCGTTGACCTTTTTCTTTTTGGAAAGGAAATCAACGGTGAACTCTTTTTGCAGAATGGCCGAACCCTTGTACTTCTCATTGGTGAGTATGCTTTTAACTGTCGTGGGTGACCATACCGAGCCACCTTTCGGTGTAGGGATGCCCTCCTCGGTGAGTTGCTGTGCAATACCACCTGGGGTCTTACCGCTCATAAAAAGTGCGTAGATCTTTCTTACGATAACTGCCTCTTCCTCTACGATGCGAGGAATTTCGTTCTCTCCCTTTTCATAACCAAGGAAGCTCTTGTATGGCAGACTGATTTTGCCGTCTGCGAACCTTTTACGCTGCCCCCAGGTAATGTTCTCGGAAATGGAACGGCTCTCTTCTTGGGCGAGACTCGACATAATGGTAATAAGCAATTCGCCCTTGCTGTCCAGGGTGTCAATATTCTCTTTCTCAAAGTAAACGCCGATGCCTTTTTCTTTGAGTTGACGAACGGTTGAAAGGGTATCAACCGTGTTTCGTGCAAATCGGCTGACCGACTTTGTCACTATAAAATCAATCTTTCCGGCAAGGGCATCATCAATCATTCTGTTAAAGCCTTCTCGCCGTTTGGTATTCGTTCCTGAAATACCTTCATCGGTGTAAACATCCACGAACTCCCAATCCTCACGGGACTGAATATAAGTGGTGTAGTAATCAACCTGGGCAGCGTAGCTTGTTTTCTGCTCTTCGCTGTCTGTTGAAACACGGGCATACCCAGCAACACGTCGCTTGCGAGGCTGATTTACAGCAAGGCGTGTTAAGGGGTTAATCGTTGCCGGAATTACTGTTACTTGTCTTTGCACCGAATTGTCCTCCTCTCGCTATTAATTGCTCACGCGCCCTGGCTCTCATTTCAGGAGTCCAACTCTCGCTGCGTGAGCGGTCTTTCCATACTTCTTCAACCACCCGTCCGTCACGGAAAATGAACTGAATGTGATTCGGCTCTGGTATTACAAGGTGGTCAATCTCTCGCTTGAAAACAGCGGGGTCAAATTCTTCAATCCCTAAAACCTTACAGCAGGTTGCCTCCAAGGTGATTTGGGGGATTTTCTTTCCGTGGCAGTATTTCTTTCCTCGTTTGAGAAAAGTGTCACAATTCCAAGCTACCACGTTCCATCGAACCTGCCTTCTGTATGGCTTACCGCATTTTGGGCATTTTATTTTGCCAGAGAAAACTGAAAGTGTCGCAGGCTTGCGAGTGCCTTTTTTCTCGTCCATTCGAGCCAAAAGCTCCTGTGCTTTATCAAAGGTCTCTTGGTCGATGATAGCCGGATGAATGTTCTGAACGAAGTACCGAGGCAATTCACCATTGTTTTTAAGAACCTTTTTGTCAAGGTGGTTATTGGTGTAGTGCTTTTGGAGCAATGCGTGACCCAGGTATTTTTCATTTGATAAAAGGTCACGTATGCGTTGATGACACCAATGCCCGCCGTTTTCTCTTGGAACTCCTCGCTCTTCAAGATCCTCTGCGATGGTTTTGAATGACTCCCCGGCAATGGCTCGGTTGAAAACCTCTCTAACAATCTGTGCGTGTTCAGGGTGGATTGTCAACACTTCCTTTTCCACCGTGTAACCGAACAGAAAGCGAATGTTGATGAGTTCGCCTCGTTCAAAAGCCTTTCGTATGCGCCATTTTTGGTTTTCGCTTGCCGAGAGGCTTTCTTCCTGGGCAAAGGATGCGAGGAGCGTAAGCATAAGCTCTCCATCGGCACTCATCGTATGGATGTTCTGTTCTTCAAAGAACACATCCACGCCCAACTCCTTTAGCTGCCGTACAGTCGCAAGTAAGGTCACGGTGTTACGTGCCAGTCTGGATATGGATTTCGTGATGACCATATCAATAAGTCCGGCTCGGCAATCGTCCAGAAGCCTTTGGAAGTTATCTCGATTGTCTTTTGTTCCCGTGAGGGCTTCGTCAGCGTAGACACCGCAGAATTTCCATTCAGGATTACTTTGGATTAGGTTGCTGTAGTAGCTCACTTGGGCGGATAAGGAATGAAGCATAGCATCCTTGCCGGATGAGACTCTCGCATACGCAGCGACTCGTTTTCGGTTCAGCCAGGAGGGCGTTGAAAAATCAACTTGTTCTATTTGTCTTTCCACTAAAAATACCTCCTTTTCGTGTCACATATTACCTCTGTATTTGCTACATATCCAGTCAATTCAGCGAAATATACTACCCGAATTTATGCGGTATTTTTTGGCCATAATTGTATCAATTTTGGCGTAGTCTTTCTCCGAAATAATGCCACGTTCTTGCAATGCCAGAGCCAGGCTCATTGCCGATCGGTACGCTGTCAAACGCTGATAGTATTCCTTGTCCATTATTTTTCTCCTTTCTGACGGGCAAGTGAAAAACAATCCCAATTACAGTATTTTTGGTTCTTTCTGCCGTACACTTCAAACTCTCTACCGCAATAGGCACAAGTCTTTTTATAGACAGCAGTCGGGTTAGGTTTTTTGCGGTTTGCACTCCACCACTTGGCACGGCATTTGTCGGAGCAGAAGAACTGAACACACCTTCCTGGCTTGACCGGGAAAGAAACACCGCATTGCAGACAGGTGGAGGTTTCGCTCGGTTCGTTTCGGCGGCAGTAGGTTTTTACATATTCTGTGGGCAGTTCAAGCAAGGTAGAGATTTTCTTGTACCCGTACCCTTTAAGTTGAAGATGATTTAATTTCCGTTTCTCCCTTTCGGTCAAAGCAAACACCTCCTTCACTATACGGAGAAAAAAGTGGTGTTTTGGGGCCCCTAAAAATAAAAAAACGCCCACCGAACCAAAAAAGGAACGATGGGCGTCATAGGATTAGTTAGGGATTTTCAGTTTGTTACCGCTATAGATAACGTTGGACTTGAGTCCGTTCAGCTTTACGATTTCGGGATAGCGATTACCATCACCGAGATACTTCTTGGCAATTGCCCACAGCGTATCACCATGAACAACGGTGTGAATGCGATAGGGCTCTTCCACTTTGACAGAGCCGGACACAACCTTGAGGTTATCTACAGCAACCCAGGTGTTGATGCCCGCTACAGTATTGCCACCAGACTTCTTGACCTTCTTGCCGAGCAATACGCAGATCTTACCACCTTTGGTGACCTTTTTGCCGTTAGAGGTGGTCTGCGTTACGATATGGTAATAATCGTTTTTTACCCAAGCCGGAATGGTAGAGCTGGAGGGGTTATACTTTTCAGCCGTAGCGGTGAACTCCACCTTATCACCCTCTTTGATTTCGGTGGTGACAGTAGCTGTGGTAGAAGTGGTAGGCTTGCCAGTCGTAGCCGTTTCCTTCTTGAGCAGAGCTGCAACATCCGCACGGAAGGTGTCCATAGACTTGCCGTGTTTGGGGAACCAGTGCATAACATCGCCGTGATTAGAAGCAACGCCCTGTCTGTACCCCTCGCTGTGGCAGATGATGTTCTTCTCGGTTAAACCGAACTCTTTACACAGATAGGCACAGAGTTCCACGGCCTCCTGGTAAACCTTCTTGAAATAGGTGGCATCGGTCAGACCATCCTCGCAGATCTCAAAGCCGATGTGCGTGTTGTTAGCCGAGCCGCCTGCGTGCCAACCACGATGGTCCCAAGGAAGGGTCTGGTAAGTAGCAA